ACTTCCAATGGTATTGCTTGATGCTACTCTTGTAGTAATGGTGTTTGTAGTATCTGTTATATTTAATTGTGGTGTATTAGCATCACTAAAATCTATATCCCCAGTAAAAGTAGGACTTGCTAAGGTTTTATTAGTAAGAGTCTGTGTATCTGTTAGTTGTACAATATTGCTATTGGTAATTGATGCAATCTTAGTTGAAGTATCTGCATTACCAGTAACATTTCCAGTAAGGTTTCCTGTTACATTTCCAGTTAGGTTTGCTTCTACTGTACTTGCTACAAAGGTTTCACTTCCAATAGTCCATTTGTCATCTGTTTCATTCCATATAAAAGTTTTATTAGTAGATGTTCCTCGTTCTACTTCAAACCCTGCATTTGCTGTTGGACTTCCTGTTTCATCTGCATTTAAAGTAAGGATTGCATCACCAATCAATACTGTATTAGAATTAGTAAATATTGTATCTCCACTAACTGTTAAATCGCCAGTAAGAGTTAAATTAGCACCATTTGCTGTGCCTGTAAAAGTTGGACTTGCTAAGGTTTTATTTGTTAAGGTTTGTGTGCCTGTAAGTGTTACTTCTCCTGTAGATACTAAATCAATTGCTCCATCGCCATCGTCATCATAGGTAGCAGTAATGTTTGTATGACTACCATTGGTATCAAACATATCACCGACCACATCTTGTACATATTCAGTAATAGTTTTACTACCAATGTATAATTCAGTAGATATTTTAACTTTGTTACTTGCAATCTGTAGATCTGATGCAGTCCCATCGCCATCGTATAAAGTACGAAGTGTACCATCAATCCCTCCAGTTTCTCCAGTATGGATTAATTGAACATACCCCTGATTTACAGGAGTATTTCCTATATTGGTATTACTACTCATATTCCTAATTCGTCAGTACTCAATTCTTTTCTTATTTTGGCATCAGACATTTTTTTTGTGCCTCGGCCTATATCATCAGAAATAATTGTAGGTTTACTTATAAGACGTGTTAATGTTCCATCTTCATTACAGTCATGTATATTTTTATTACATTTTGTTAGTTTTGGTTCAGTCATACTTTGTACTGTATCAAATCTTTTACCACAACTGCATTTATATTCATATATTGGCATGTATACCCTCTTCTTTCTTAATATTAATGGTAAATATAGGCCTATATAATAATAGGCCCATATTTAACCGTTTTTCAATTACCCTTATGAAGGATTTTTGAAATTAACAACGCCAAGTGCTTGATCGTTGTTAGCGTGTGATTTCATGCTACCAAATAGCATGTCTACAACAACTCTAGTTGCTAGATGATCAATATCATAAGCAGATTGACTTCTTACGCCAAACTGTTCAGCAAAGTAAACAGATTCACGTTTGAAAACACTACCTGATACTGCTGTACCGCCTTCAGACCAATTGGTTGAAGGTAATACAGGCATACCATAAATGCTCATTAATTGACCTGAAGCAATTGGAGCTCCCTGTCCTCTTTCATTAGCTTTGGTAAAGTCGCCTTGACCCATTAAACCCATGTACGCTTTAGGATTTGCATAAAAGAATGTATCTCCGTCAGTGTAGTCATAGTTTTGATCAAGTAATAACTCTAAACCACTTCTTAATTCAGCAGGTAAAATAATATCGTCAGTTGCAAGTGTTACAACATTTGATGTTCCAGCTTGTAAAGAAGTTGCTATATTAGCTTCTACAGCTTTAGCAAGGGAATAACCCATGCTTTGAGCGTATATGTTGAATAAGTCTTGAGATGCTTGCACTTGTGCAATATCTTCAATTCTTTTTGCTTCATATACGTGTTGATCTAATACTAATACTCTTTCTTCTTCAGTATTAGCATCGTATGTTACTGCTGTATCAGCAGATTTTGATGCATGTGTGTCTTCTTGCACTTTAGGGATATGAATTCTGTCCCCGCCCTTAGCCATTGATGATAAATCAGTTACTTGATTTCTAAGTATCATTCTTTTTTCAGCATAGTCTAAAATTGCGTCCGACCATAGTTCAGCGATAAAAACATCAGCTTTACCACCTGTTCCTGTTACATTAGCCATTTTTTATTCTCCTTAAAAGTTTAGCTTTTTTTATAACCATCGATTATCTGACTCCAGAGATTAGGGTTTTTTCTTGCATCCATTTTTTCCTGTTCAGACATATCTGCCCAAGAAGCATTTTTTGCAAACTTACCACTTTGTGTAACCTCTTTTGCGTCAGGTACTTGCACTTTACTTTTACTCACACTTTCGACGTGCTTTTCCAATTTAATCGTAGATAAATCTTCGTAAATTGTTTGATCTTCTTCTGAAAGTTGAGACAGCAGATGTTCACGTCTTTGTTTTTCTTGCACTTGAAATTGTTCAACGACAGGTTTTAATTGTTCGTTTTCATTTTTTGCGCTTTCATACAAAGATTTATATTCTTCTTTTTCTTCAAGTTGCTTTGTTTCTTGAAGTTTCAGATTTTCTTTGAGTTCGTTTAACTCAGCCTCTGCTGTTTGGGCTCTTTGACGGTACTTTTTACTTTCTGCAATGTATTCGCCAACTTCTGGTGTTTGACCAGTTACTTCCTGTGTAGGAGCTTCCGCTACTGCTTGTTCTTCTACTATTTTATTTTCTTCTGACATTCTGTCTCCTATTATAGTTTCGTATCTTGAGATATATATTCTTTTAAGCGCGGTTGAATTAATATTTCATTAAACCGTTCTTTTATATATTCCAAATTCTTTTCTGAAAAATTATATATGTCATAACCACGTGCCTGATTACCTAAAATTAAATCATGTGATTCAGGTCTATATTTAATCAATGCAGACGTTGCTGTTCCAGCTGGTTTCATTTGACGTAATGTTTTTCCAGTTAAATTCATATTTACAACACGTGTTTCTGTATTTGTAGGCTTTGATTTATAAGCTTTTAATTTTTTACCATCTGTAAAACGACGCATACCATTGCGTTTGTATCTTGCATATTGTGCATTATACTTTGTTCCCGTAGGACCTAATGCAGCTGATGAACCTTGATATAATCCTCCAGCAGCGTCCAATCTAATTCTTTCAATAGCATCTTGGGCTAATCGTGTCATTGTTTTACGTTGTAAGCGTAATAATTTTTTAATCTCGCCTTTTTTGTACTTTTTCATGATACTTTTATCCAATCATGCCTACAATTATAGCCCCCGCGGTCTACAAAACCACGAAATTGTGATTTATCCTTTTGCGGCGGTATTTTTAACTCATCTATTTCTTTTTTCGTTAAAGGTCTACGAAATTTTTCTAAAATATGCTTACATACACTTCTTGTTACCCCATCATTAGGACCCGTGTATATAAATTTTGTTTCTGGAAACTCTTCATATACTTTTGCTTTTACAACATGGTCAAAACGTGCAAATGCGTCATTAACTAAAAATTTAAACCTACTAGTTGTAATAAATTGTCCTGGACCAAAGTCTACTTTCATTGTACTTAAAATTTCATCAACTGATTCTCTAGCGATCAATGAACGTAGCATTGTATTTTTTAATTGTGTACTATATTGCCTTACGCTATCTGTTAAATAATCCATATCAAATGATTTCATTTGTTCTAATGCAATAACACTAACTGACGACACTTGTCCTAATTGTCTTTTTGATAATTCACTGAATACTAATGCTATTTCATCATCATAAACATTACTTACTCTACTAATTAAAGTTGAATAACCAAGTGTGTTCATTTCATCAAAAAAGTCAATTTGGTCACCTATGCGAAGCAATTCAACATCGCTTAATTTACTTAACCCAACAACTACTTTTTCAAGCTTGCCAATTAGCTCTTCTTGAATTTTTGTTAATTCGTCAATATAAAAATCTAATTTAGCCAACACGCTCTCCTATACGGTCAAGTATTGATTTTGTTGTATCTTGTTCTTCAACATTTTGATTTAGTTCTTCAATTATACCGTCTAGTTCTTCATCTTGTAAATCAGGGTTTTTCTTACGTAAATAACTCTTACGTGTTTCAAGGTCATTTTTAAACGCCCAGTCATAATACTTAATTTCTTCGTCTTGACTCATTGGCACTTCTCGCTCTGAAAAGTCTATACTAAATTGGTCAGTAAGATTAATACCAGCTGATACTTCACATATTCTTTCAGCTATTCTAAATTGTTCTTTTTCAAACGGTCGATATATTTGTTCAACATCACTTCGTAGTGCGTCCATCAAATCTAGTTCTGACATTTTTTTTGATAGTCCTGATTCTTGTCCGTTGTCAGTCCAATTAATTCGTACATTGTTTGCTTGTGCTATACTATCTACCATATACTTTGTTGATTCAATCATTCCATTAATGTTTGAGTTTGGTGTGGCATAACTAAAGTTTGCTCCTTCTGGTAGTACCAATGCTTTGTCTTGTCCCATACTAATACGTTGCTCTGTGTCTAAACCTGTAAATACTGGCTGACCTAAACCATAACGTCCATGAAGGGCTAGTTCTGTAAGTAAGATATTAATACTACGCATACCATCTACTAAATCATCAGCACCAGCTCTAAAATAGTCTCTTGTAAATGGGTGTCTATGTGCAACTGCAAATGGAATTATATCGCCGTAAGGATTCTTATCATCAGGAACAATTGATGTTATCTTACCACGACTTGAAATTATAAAATGTTTTCCTTCCATATCTTCAGTATCTTTTGACCAAAACATATATTGAGCATCTTCTGTTCTTGCTTGCAATTGCGATTCTACTTGCCACATTACGGCAAATGGTTCGTCTTCATTTGGTTTAAAGAACGGTGTAAAGAAGTGTATAGGTCTATATTTTAATTTCTGTTCTTTTTCGTCCCAACGTGTATATAATCCTTCAGAGCCCAATAAGTACACCAACTGTTCGAATTGTTTCATAAATGAATCCAAATTACCAATGACTTCATTGTATTTGTCATTATAACGAATTGGGGCCTGCTGATACACTAAACAACGTCGACTTATAATGTTTCGTACAAGATTAATGTACATAGGTGGTATCTGCGATAGGGACTCTGAGTTAAAATATTCTCTTAAGTCTTCTTGAAGGTTTATGCCTTCATAATAGTCTAATAAACGCTCTCTGGACTCCATTTCTCTATCATGGCCGTCCTTTATAGTGTCCATAAGTAGATTATAAAGCATTTTTTCAGTTAAATTATAAATAATCATGATTCGTACCTTTTTTCATAAAATTCTTCTTGTGTTTCGTTTGTTAAATATTTTTGCATAAGTTTTTCCGCTTTTGCATCATTTTGTTGTTGTATTTTATGACCACCATACAACGCAATAAGCATACTTACCAATATGCCAGTTAAAAGACCTAAGATAAAAGTTACCATGGTATTGAATCTCCTCGTCCTTTGAATCCAAAACGATATTCAATTACATACATTAATGCATCAAGAAAATGCGATAACGTTTCGGTCTTTACAATACGACCTTCATCAACTGTTGTTAGTTCTAGGTCTCTTATTAGGTTCTTACACTTCGGGCTTATGAATAGTTCATGTTCGCCCTTAGCATTCTCAAATTTTTTATTCAATGCATTCAAACGGTCTTTTTGGGTGGGGTTTGCTTTACGACTTATAACACTAAACCCAGCTTCTCGCAGAATTGCATGGTCCGATTTTGTACTATTGCTAGTTCGGGCTTTTCCTGCTGGGTCTGGATAGACTGGAAGATTAGGTCCTTTAAGTTTCATTAGTTTAGCAAGTTCGAATGTATTGCTATTTTGTAGGCCTATCTCATCAAATACAAATATTGTGCCATCAATTAGTTGACACATTTTAACTGCCGTCATAAAGCTTGATACCCCAAAGTCAACACCCCAAAATTGTCTTGTTGAAATATCCATATTTTTCACATGTATATCTCGATTAAAATTATAAGAGGCTTTGTTCTGCGCGCTTTCAAAGTTTGCTTCGTATTCTTGCCTGAATGTTCTTGCGTCTAAATTCTTTTTGGCATTCTCGATTTCTTCTTCGTCAATGAATCCGCCTTCTAATGTTGTAAATTGCCAGCTCTTTAATTGGTCATTTGTTGATTGACCTTTAACAAACATATCATAAAAGTGATTCTGTAAACCGTTTGGAGTTCCTACGAATAATGCTTCTGCTTTGTTCTGTACGCACATTGGTTGGATTACTTCGCTCCATACCGATTCTTTCATGAACGCATATTCGTCTAATACTACTCTGTCCAAACTTACTCCTCGAATTTTATCGGCTGACGCATCAGCTCCTTTTAGTTCTATCGTGGCTCCATTATCCAATGTAATGCTGAGCTCTGTTTCGTTGACCTTTACCGGCATGTGTTTAAAGAATCCTTTTAAAGTACTCCACGCGACCATCTTAGCTTGTCTATACGTTGGGAATACTACCCAGCGCTTTTCGTTTGGTTTGAATTCTGGTCTTAACAACCATATCAAACTGAATATTGTTTTGCCCCAACGTCTTCCTGAAACAATACACTTAAGCCTGTGGTCATCTTCTAAAATCTTTTGGCGTATTTCATCTATCACTAATTCCATAATGCATTAACCTTTAAAGGTCTATATGGGCTCCATATTTGGTCCTTAAAGGCATCAATTGAATCAATCGCTCTTATCTACCTTAGAAGCTATCTGTAAGACCTGTATTGGCTCATTGCTTTCAGCCTTCAAAGATACGGCCTGATTAGGTCTACCAAGTATTCGGTCCGCAAGGAAATTGACCGCTGTCATATTTCCATCTAATGCTTCATCATATACTTTGGCTACAACCGCTTCAAGCATTGTCTTTTTATCGTCGCCTTCTAGATTCGCTAAAGCTCTTATGTGTTCGTTCAATGCAAAGTCTTTTTTAGGTCTTCCGTTCGGATTCCCGGACTGTCCCTTCTTCCATTGATACTTCTTTAAATGTTTCTTATCGTCCATCGCTGTTTGCTTATTGTTTATCAGTTTCGAAATAAATCGAAAGCCATCTAAATAAATAGGGCAAAAAGTCTACAAATTTTGGTCTAATGTGAAGACCTTCAAGTGAACCATAGTTGGTCTAGAATTGGTCTAAATGTTTTTTTTGTAAAACTATGTACAGTTTGCGTAGTTATTAGTATTTTAATACATGCGTGAGCATAATGTTAAGTTAATGTAAAGTACGCTTTACACTTTAAAAGGAGATTAAAAATGAATATAAAACAGTTTAATGAGTTGTTATTTGAATCAGGTATTGAAACTTCATTACATACTGAGGACTATGCCGAAAGAGATACGAATGAAACTTATGTTGAAATTGATGGAAACTTTACAAAATTCTACAACTTTATCAACAAGTTTAGTGATGATTGGAAAGTGACCTCGCAAGATGGCGTCCGCTATCTTGAATTACCTCAGTATTCTACTATTGACAGATGGCCAAATGAAAGTTGTAATACACACATCAGAACAAAAGACATTGAACGTATTGAAATATATAAAGAATACGACAACTCATTGTATTTTGATTTGTATATCGGTTTAAAAGAGCTAATGTCAAATGGTTCATCAGACTTAAAAATATCAATTACATTAGGAGGTTTAAAATAATGAATAAAAAGCA